TTACACTATAGGGAAGATAAAGATTGACGTAGAGACGTTATACCAAGGTCTAGCTGCTGTTATGGGAGACCTAGACTAGAATCAGAAAAGCCGTAGGCGTCCTTGAGTGGATACCTACGGCTTTTTTTGTGTCTTGTATTTAGGTTTACTTACCGAAGAACTTCGATACCGACCTCATTCCTATGCTGGCACTCACGATACCCCCGAGGGAATATTGATACCACGTTGGCATAGCCTCAAGTGAAGTAAAACCAGCTTGTACTATCGCATTGCCCCAGTCACCACAGAAGGCTAGTATCAAGGGAATAGAGAACAGGAGTGTGATCCACTCGTCTTTCCATGAGTTTTGTGTCGCACGGATAGCTTCTATGTCCCAGTCGATCTCACCAGTTAACTGCTTCTTCTTTATCTCAGCTTCCGTCAGTTTAAGCTGTGTCTTACTGTCGATGATACTAGCAGCCAGTCCACCGATGGAACTTATGATTTGACCTATCATTTGCTATACTTCTCCTCATGTACGACCTTAGTAGGTGTAACTGTAGTCTTAGACTCTTTACCCATCCATATACCAAAGCACCCCGTAAGAGCGCCCATACAGACCGATACAAGCCCACTCTGGGCTACACTGGGGTCAGTTAACGACATAAACCAATGTACAGCTTGATACGTCAGTACAGTGACTGCCAACATCATAAGCCTTGGTAGAACTTTCCAATCATCAAGTATCGTCATTACCACTTCCCTTGTTTCTTACCGAGGAGATAAATACCCAAGCCGAGGATACCAACTCCTGATACCACCACCAGTATGCCCAAAGTCCACTCCAGAATAGTCTGCTTGATCTCCGCCTTACGATACAGAGTTGCCTGACGATCCTTACGAACTTGGGCTTCAATCTTAAGAAGCTCGTCCCAAGCCGACTGACCATAGGCAAACTGAATATACTGCTTAATTTCAGCACGAAGAGCCTCCGCTTGTTTCTTCTTAGCAAAGATGTCCATTGCACTTGGACCGGGGCTTCCTAGTAAGATAGCATACCAAGGTTGATCCTCAGCCCTCTTATGTGCAAAGTTAATGTCAGAGATAGCCCCAGCGAATTTAGCTAGATCACTGGAGATACCACCGATGTCCTTACCTAACTGTATCCCACGTTTAATGGCTGATACGGCTGTCTGAGCGGCAGCAAATGCTGTAAAGGGATCAATCATTTGAACTTAACCTCTATAGGACACACATAGTTATGGCTTACCCTGTAAACCCTGTCGTACCAAAGCCCATTCTTCGGGAGACCACAATCGTAGTAACAGTATTGGAACAACTGGTTCCCTCCGTCAGTCCAAGCATGTCCGAAGGAAACAAAGGCCAGTACGCATAGCACTACCGTCCCCTATTAGCCATAGTCTCTACTGCACCGCGAATAGCTTTAATGTTTTCATCAATCCTAGCCATCGACACAGCCTGAGTATTAACAGCAGACTCAAGCCTTGTGATCCTAGATTGTGTTTCTAAGATGTCGTCACGGTTACTTTCGATGTCCGACATCATCATTGATACAGTCCATACGATAGCTGCACCTTGAGTAATGAGACCTAAGATTAACCCTATTGATAAATTATTGTTAATCATCTCTCTGCTCATGGGTACGTCTTTCGGTCAAGTTCAAAGTGAGGTGCATCATAGAAGCTCTTCCAGTCACCACCCCATACGATAGGAATTTCGAGTTCTTCTGCTGCTTCCTTCATAGCTTCAGCCATAAGCTCAAAGCGTTCTAGGTCTTCCCAATCGACAGGATAAGGAACCATGTCTACAGCATGACCTGTGATGTGTCGTGAGTTCAAGGTAGTTGACTTACCAGCCTTGAGTAGCTCCCGTTGACGGTTGATGTGACGGATACCTTCGATGACCGTAAAGTCAACCTCAGTGATCTCAATGGCTCTCTTAACTACAGCGACCATATCAGGGTTAACGCCTGATAGGTTTTGTAGGCTGCGTGTTCCAAGTTTGTATGGCATTAATGTGTACCCCTAGTTCTTGATATTATAAGGTTATCCAATTACGTTACAGGAAAGACTCCAGTATGTACTGTTTTGGATACTGAACTCAGCTCCTGTGCTTGGGTTATCCCATCTTATACCTGCACCATTAACTCTTAACTGAACAGAGCTTGTATTAACCTTGTTTATGAAAATACCCCAATTCTGATAACGATACCCAGACCCCAGCATAATGACATCGCCAGTTGAAAACCCATTGTTGCTAGATTTTGCTGTGAGACAAATTGTGACATTAGATGGGGTAGTGCTTAAGTTATGATTAAAGGTGTAGTTTGTGTTTACTAACCAACTACTTAGGGGAGTCCCAATATACTTTTGTATTCCGGAAGAGTTCGCTAAAATAGCCGCCTTAACCTTAGCTGGCGACACAAGACTTTCAGTAGTCCCCGTACCAGACTGCCAAGAACTTGTGGATTGATCTCCGATAAGACCCGTCTGACTTCCGACAGAAGATACCACCAAGGTGTCATCAAAGATACGAAAGGCATCTGAACCTTGATCTAAGTATCCTATATTGATCCACTGGTCGTCGGCCTCTGTCCTCATCTTCAGTATTTTAGACCCCGTGTCATACCATAACATATTTGCGTATGTAGTATCGGGGGCATCGGGGCCAGATGAAGTGCTACCAAGTGCTTTTAATGCGTCGTTAATATCTGCTCTAGCAGCGGAGGCTGTTTGATTAGCAATGTCTAAGTCATGTTGGCTCATAATAGCCCTTTCTATTAGTATTCAACTGTAACACTAAGTTGTGTCACAGAGGGTGTAAAGTCTGTATTTTGGCTTTCCAGAACCGCCTTAAACCTAAACGCACGTCCTGTAACAAAAGCACCGTTAGCTGGGACATAACTTGACCAAGTTGGCGTACCTGCGGGGTCATCGGTTGTCGCTGATACAAACACCGTAACAGATGTATCACCAAATCCAGAGTCTTCCTCGGTCCATGTATCCCACTCACCAGGCCAAGTATCCCAAAGACCGGGAATGTCATCCCAAAGAATACCCCCTGAATCTGAAATTCGCGTAAAGGTGCGCTCTCCCGTTACCCTAGCACTACGAGTGGAACCTGTGTCAATGTAATCACTAAAGAAGTATTCCCCAGTAGGTTCAGCCGCTGAAGTATCGTCAATTCTCAGGGCGCTATTAGCCACGACCGTATTGGACTTAACGCCTAAGAAGTTGGGGTCTTCTGTTTGCAAATCACTCTGTCCCAACTCTGGTAACTCAGAGGGGTACACAATAACTGTAGTTGGGTTAACACTAAAGTTATCTTCTTTGTCGTAAGCTCTAATAAGAAAAGTCCCAGAACGTGCGGGAACTGTTGCTGAGGTAGCTGGACGACCAATCTTCTCAATAATAGTCGTAGAGTTAGACCAAGTAGCACCCGTTGTGTTTGAGTTGTGTTTAATCTCATAGTGGCTTAAGTCAGCGTCAGTGATAGGAGGCCACGATAGAAATAATGTACCCCCAGATAACTCATGGGTAATACTAGCAACATCAGAAGGATCACCAATAAAGGCGTTAATTTCCACATTAACCAGATTTTCAAACTCACCCTTGATGCCAAAGGTGTTTATAGCCCTAGCTCTAAAGTCATAGTCAGCAACTTGTAAGTCTCTTACCCTAAACCCACCCAGCGGCCCCTGACCAAAAGAGGAGTAGGTTGATTCAGTTGATAGCTTGTACTCTACTTCTACATAGTCAATGCCCTCTGGGCGACTTGATGTAACTGTAGCTACAGCTATATTAGATACTTTTTGGTTGCTAACCTGAGCCTCAGCTAACACAGACAGTCCGACAGAGGGAACACTAAAGGGTGATAGGAGAGTTGTGTTATCTCTTTCGTACACAACACCATCATCAACTTCATCATATACAGATTCAGCAGTTTCCCGTAAGGTCATCTGCGTCTGTAGGTCAAGGCCATCCGTAAGTCCAAAGTTCCAAGCGATAACTTCAAACTCTTTGTTATCCCAACCAAAACGGGAGTTAGTCAAGCGGATGTTATCACCCACCTGTACCTGAAGTGTCTTTAGCCCAAAGGAAGCATTAACAGTAAGCTGCTGTCGGTTACGCTCCAGCGAAATTCTAGCAATGCGTCTAGCCTCAATAGGGTTATCTGTAAATGGTAGATCAACATCAGCTACGGACTCCTGTCCACCATCAGCGGCAACAAAGGCTGCATTAGTTACTTGTGGGTAGTCTGTAGTCTGCCAGTTGCTCTCTTCACCACGGAATGTACCCTTGACAGTATTGAAGTTATTCCTACGGGAGTGACGTGTGGATACACTGACACTAGAGCGCAAGTCATCCTCATTAAGATCAAGTACAGGTGCAGTCCAGTAGGCCGGTTTCATACGCCACTTACCTTGAGCATACCATAAGCTACCGTCCATAGACGTTAGGATACCGTTAATCATGTCGTAAGGAGTAGAGGCTGTAGTGAAAGCACCATTACAAGTATAACGTGTTGTACCAGCGATTGTGTCCTCTTGATCACATACATTAGCAGCAGTAGTTACCAAAGCATCATCAATGTTAGCTGTGTCTTCAGCTATACCATAAGAGGACGTTAAGTAATCTCTTAAGCATAAAGCTGGGTTATCTGACCATGCTGTCGTTGATGTACGGGGGTCATAGACTTTCTTACCACTGATGGTAGCTGTGATCTCAGGGATACCATTGGGGAATACATCAGCATCAAAGGCTAACCTTATATACATATAAGCAATACCACGGAGCCTGTGTTCAGTAGTCCAGTGGGCAGACTCACTTACAAGGAAGTCATCAGCAGTTTGATCTGGTGAACCCAAGTGTAACTTGATGCGGATTTTACCGTTGTACTTACTTGGGGAGGTAACATTACCACTACCGTCCCGCGTAGCTAACTCATCGTTAATATAGATTTCATCAAAGGACTGTATCTCATGCCCAGCGACAGCAACAATACGATGTAGGTACTTGTTATTCTCACCTGTGGCTTCATCGTATATACGAGCGCCACCAACACGGACTTTACCATAGATAATCTGATGGTCTAGTGCTGTGCCAATAGCTGTAGTTTGATAGCCACGGTTGCCAAAACTCGGGGGTTTGGGCATAAGCGCCCGTAATGCTGCTGCACCAAGTGCGATTGTTCCAGCACCGACAGCACCTATTAGAAATAGAGAGGTTGTCGCTGGCAAAGCAAGAGCGTAAAAAGTGGCGCTTCCAATCGCAAGAAGGGTTTGGACTACAACCATATTATAATACCTTCTCGTATTTAGTTTCTATCTCATGGTATCCCATGCGCACAAGGAAACGACCAATAGGGTTCTTGCTAGAGGAAGACGCTACAACCCTGTAGATACCATCTTCTTTCATACAAGTCTCCACAAACTTAAACAGTCGTTTACCCACTGTAGACTTCCTGTAGTCCTTGTGGACGTAAACTGCATCGTAAATCCCAACAGGGTCAAACTTAGATGTCAGGGGGGCTGTAATAAGAACTACAAAGTACCCAATCAATAGTCCATCTTTTCTAGCAGTGAAGAACTTAAGATGTCCAGCTTCCTCTAAACGAAAGTATTCATCCCAGTTTATATGAAGCTCTTGTGTAGGATGACCTGACTCGTCCCACTCAAGTATAGCTAAGGGGGCAACTTCATCTTCTACAAGGTTTAGAAACTCTTGTTGATACTTAACCATTACTTTCTGCCCGACCCCAAGAAATCTTCTTGTCCTGTAGGTCTTCAATAAAGTCACACCCAAGATCACCGGGGTAAACTGACTTCTGATAACCCGAGGTAAACCGAGCCACTCTAGCTCTCTCAAGGTCAATAAGTTTGTTCTCAACAGCCATCTCAATAGTAGCTGTATCTCCGGCTTCTTCGATGTTCATCTGATCCATGTAACCTGAGAATAGCTCGTTAAAGCCCTTAGACATACTCTCAAGGTTAATTCTACCGCCACCCTCTAGGAGAATGTAGTTACCTGTCTCTTGGAGTAGGCTATCGCGTAGAAATGTACCAAAGTAAATCTTAGCGATACGACCTTGGTATGGGGTACTCAGGGCTAAAGACAGTAGCCCCGAGGGAATACCGCTAAGGGTAATTGTAGCACCCTTAACAGCCATTTCTGAAGTCTCTTCGATGGAGGATATACTTAAGAGTTGACCAAGGCCAATCCATTCAGTCCCATCTTCGAGAACTAATGTCCCCTGACCTGTCCACATACGAATGATGTTATCGTCAAACCTTAGTTCTGCCGCAAAGAATGGATATACGACATCCTCAGAGATACTCTCTATTGTAATGTTACTTAGATCACGGGACATTAGAACCTACCTTATTACTCTTCTTCTGGGGTCTCTTCGGTTGAAGCTGTGAGCATATCAACAAAGGCTTGCTTGCCGACCTTAAGCTGATCTAAGTTAAACTCTGCTGAGTTGATCTTCTGTTGCAGAGAGTTGATGTGGTTAATCATTAGTTTCTGTGCATCAGTTAGTTGGTCTTCTGTGTAGTCTACTTCGTTAATCGTGATGATAACCTTTTTGTCTTCAGTTGTCATGTCGATCTCCTTTTAAGTTATGCCCAAGGTGTTCCCGAGGCTTCGGTTGGGTTTGCCATCGCATCAATCTTTGCAGCGATAGCAGCTTCCGTATCAGCCTGTGATACACTACCCCAGACCCAGCCCTGCGCCTGTGCTTCAGTCACGTCATCATACGCAACAAAGTCAGCGGCAGATGGGTCAGGTGTTAAGCCCACTGTGCCATACGATGACGCAGAGTGATCTCCGTCAACGCCTGTGCAGCGCCAGTGTACTACGTTAATTCCACCTGTTGCGATGTCGTGTTCGCAGGTGGGGATAGTCCAAGTGTAAGTTACGGCCATAGGTTAAACCTCCTGTGCGGCTAAATGGGCGGCGTAAGCATCCTTAACCGCTTGTGTGTGTACGGCTGCACAGATGGCTTGTACCTCTGCGCTTTCGCCTGTGATGTCATCGTTAGGTGCAACAACATGGCGTGAGAATGATCGGCTGATC